CTGGAAGACAATCCGACCCTTGACCGGGCGGTGATAGAACGCTATCACAGGATATATACGGGGACGTTTTATGAGCGTTTTGTGCTTGGAAAATGGCATTGAAAGTTTGGCAACAAGGAGAGACGGCAATGCGTGAAATACTTTTTAGAGGAAAACGTGTAGACAATGGCGAATGGACTTATGGCTATTCCTGCCGCTATGGTTGGATAGGAAAAGAAAAAGACTATATCATTCCCGATTATGCAAGTGCATTATATACAGCCGAAGTTGACCCTGAGACAGTTGGACAGTACACAGGTCTGACAGACAAGAACGGCAACAAGATTTTTGAGGGTGATATAGTTTGGGATAATTGTGAGGAAGAACGAGGCGTTGTACAGTGGTATAATGATATGGCAAAATTTATCATAACCTATTCTACATTCACAGTTGATTTTGACAACGTTTATGGCGAAGAACTACAAATTGTCGGAAACGTTTATGACAATGCCGAACTAATAAAGGAGAAACAATAATGAATATAAATTTATTGCAAGAAACAGTAGAAACACTTGAACAGAATGGTAAATCACTTGCCGATGTAGAATGGGTAGGAATTAAGAACAACAGTTATTACACTTGGGAGGAGTTTGAGGAACAAGCTAAATGCGTTGAGTATGATGCAGATTATAGCTTTGAAGAGATTGATAGACGTTTAGTTGTTGTTGGTAAAGATTTCTGGCTTGAACGTTATGAATATGACGGTTCGGAATGGTGGGAATTTAAGACATTGCCGACAAAACCAATTTTAAAAGTTGATAAACTACCAATCCTTAACGAATGGTAAAAAAAAATACATTTTCTAAAACAACGTAAATACACACTTTTAGACACTTAAAATTTGAATAAAAGAGAAATTTTATTTAGGAGATGATACTGATAAAGCAAGAATATATAAAATCACCACTTAATTATGTGGGTGGCAAATACAAGCTTCTACCACAGATATTACCATTGTTCCCAAAAAACATTGATACTTGCATTGACTTATTTGGCGGTGGGTTTAATGTTGGAATCAATGTTCCTGCGAAAGAGGTTATTTATAATGACTTGAATTTGCCTGTAGTGCAAATACTTGAATACATACATAGAAATGAAACCGATGAAATTCTTGGCGAAATAGATAAGATAATCAAGCAATATGACTTATCAAAGATTAATAGGGATGGGTATTTGAGACTCCGCAACTATTTTAACGAGTCAGAACCTAAACAATCCGTTATTTTATATGTGCTAATTTGTTACGCCTTTAACAATCAAATTCGTTTTAATTCAAAAGGCGAATTTAATATGCCATTTGGGAAAGACAGAAGTAGCTTTAACCCTACATTAAGAGAAAAGCTTATAGAATTTTCGGAAGCAATCAGCAATAAAGACTGCAAGTTTACCAATGCCGATTTTCGTGAGTTCATCGGCATGACGTTTAATGAGAATGATTTTCTATATTGTGATCCGCCATACTTTAACTCTACGGCAACTTATAATGAAAATGGCGGTTGGACTAATACCGATGAAGAAGATTTGAGAGATATGCTTGCGACATCAAATGTGAAATGGGCATTATCGAATAATCTAAAAACAAACCTAACATTAAAGGATTGGGCAGAAAATCATGATTATAAAATCCATTATCTAAACACCACTTACGGAAACTGTAATTACCAGAAAAAAGACAAGACAAAAGATATAGAGGTCTTGATTACAAACTATTAAAGAAAGGATAAAAAGGTATGCACTATTGTTTGCTTTTGATTACTAGAGAAATACCTTCGGAAGATAGGATTTCTGAAATTTTAAAACCTTATGACGAAGAAAAATTGGAATGTGACAAAAGTGGTGAAGTAATCTCTTTTCCTATATTCACATATGATTGGTGGGAAATTGGCGGCAGATATTCAGGTAAACTGAAATTAAAAATTGATAATAATGATGAGAAATATGATTGGAAATATATTTCAGACAGAAATAAGAAATTGTTCCACTCAAAACTTTTAACAGATTTGCAAAAATCTAAGAAGATTTTGTTTGAAAATATTTATTATCGTTCAATGGGTTCAAGAGATGGTTTTCTATATGTGGACGGAGCAAGAATAGATGATTTGCTTAATTTTGACGAGATAGATTGCTTTGTTTGTATTGACTTTGATGAAAATGTTATTTCTCGAGAAACTTGGAACGGACACGCATTTGTAAAAGACGAAGATTTTGACAGAAAGCTTACTGAAATAAAAAAGAAAAGTAAAGGTATGTTTGCTACTATTTTAGATATTCATAGCTAATTTAGTTTGTTTGAAAGGAACTGTATCTTGAAATGGGGTTAAAGAACATAAATGATTTCAAAGAAAATTCTTAACGCTCTTACGAAAGAGCAACTAATATTTCTGATAAATCAGTATCAGCATATATCATTTATTATTTCAGAAATTTGCGTTGATGAGAGTAAGCAGCATATTCCGTCTGAGCAGGCGATAGAAGAGATAAGAAAAGAACTTCGCAATTGTAATTTCCCCCTTTGTGCTTCTACAGAAGAATTTATATCACTTTTAGATTATAAAATGGGCAAAATTACACTTGATGAATACAAAGAAAGAATTGGAATTGGCTGAAAGGAGGCAGAATGAAACTTCTTGAAAGTATAAAACTTGCAATGCAAGTTTTCCCAAATAGCTTTATTAATCGAAATAACGAGGTTATTCTTATTCCAAAATTCAATGTCTATATTCAGCTTGACGATGTGAAAACAAATGAAGATTTCAAGGTAAAACTTTGTGAGTGGCTAAGTCGAGATTGCTCTTGTGCGTTAAGATATTCACAAGACAAAAGGCTTATAAGATATTGGCAAGACAATACTAATGCTTTCAATAAAATTTGCGGTACTAATTTCACGATGGAGCAAATGAGTTATATCTATACATATTTGGGTAATGGCGTAAAACATAATCTTACAAAACAGTTTGTAAGAAACGGATTTGACCTTTTTGTTATAGAGAAATTCGTTATAACAAGAGAACTACAGAAAGGAAATAATTAAATGAATAAATCTAGCGACAAAATTGTTAAATTAAGGAGAGTGCAAAATAACGGTATTGAAATAGAAAAACTTAAATTGGAAATTGAGAAATTGAAAAAAAATTATTCGAAATTGAATAAAAAGATTAAGAAAATGAATAAGAAAATTAAGAAAGTTGTACTATTGAATAATTCAACATACGTTTACGAAGATGAAAGTGATGGAACAAAACTATCACTATAAAAAAACTTGGTAAGAAAGGCGTGTAGAAAATGGCGTGTTACAAGGCTATTGAAGAAGCAGTAAAGAATGGTAGACCAATCCCTGACGATGCTATTGATTTGCCAACACATTATGATGATAAAGCGGAGTCTTGTTCTTCAAACGGTATAAGTTGGGAAACTCTTATTAATGCAGATTATGAACATTGTTTGGGCAGAATTAATTATTTACAGAAACACATTTCATCTTTGGAACAAAGAGTTGAACTTTTGAACGCTCAAATTGCACTACTAGAAGCAAAAGGGTTAAAAGTAAAATTAATGAGGAAACATTGATGAAAGAAATTAAAGTAGCGAAGTATTCTAAACAATGGTGCAAAACACGAATGACAATATATTTTATTATTTGTATTATTTCTTTTTGCACTTTTGCTTTGGCAATGCCAATTATGGGATATTGTTATGACGAATACGGCTTACATCATGTCAAAACTATAGTAAGTATAATAATGGTTTTAATCACTTTTGTGGTATCGATGTATTGCTATTCAAAGTGTTTACAATTTGAGTGTTATGAACAACACATATACAACCGCATAAAGAAGATTAAGCGTAAACAAGATAGAAAATATAGAAAGTGGTTGATATAAAAGTTGGGAGATAAACAAAATGGATTGTACTATTCAAAATATAAAATGTGAAATCTGCGGTCGAGTGTTCCACAAAGTCTGCCATGCAGAGCCTTTTGACAAAGTGTGTGATAGTAGCGAATGTTTCCATAAAAAGTTCTGGCTTGAAATTATAAAAGAAAAGGACGAACACGTTATTATTAATGGCATTTGTTATTACTTAGACAAAGCTCACCCAATGAGTGATAGTCCTTTTAGGGGATATGGTGGCAGAGGAATTAAAATTAAATTACATACAGGTGAAATTATCGTAACAAATAATTTATGGCACAATGGTGAAGTACCTAAAGAATTTCGAGATAGATTACCTGATAATGCAGAGTTTATATAATTGTAATAGGAGTTAATTAACGGAAAATGGAGGTAACAAATGTTTGTAACCAAATTGGGTGAAAATTTTATTGAGGGCATAACACTATTTAAAGGGCAATGTAAAGCTTGCAATTCTGAGTTTTATTTTGAAGAAAAAGAAGCCAAAGAATTGTATGAAAAAGGTGAAATCGGTCACTCAGAAGAAGAAATGCTTCGAGTTTCAATGGGTGACCCTTGTTGGAGAAACGAGTTTGGAAAATATGATCCTTACGAAGTACCAATTTTGATAACACGTTGTCCCTGCTGTAATGAGCTTGTTAAACTAAACCAAATGACGTGTACCCACGAAACATATACTGAATTGAAAAACAAGCATAGAATTACATTGGAACATCTTGCAGAATATAATGGAGTATATCCTTTGAAATTTAAGTGTTCTGATAGTAGGCTGTCTGTTGATATGAAAAATAGGATTGAAAAGTCAAAAGCATTAGTAAAAGCATTAGCTGGATCGTGAAAAAGTTGAAAGCAACTAAAATATAAAACCAACATTTTATTAAGAAAAATAAGAGATAAAACAAAACGGAACGCTCAGATTAGCTACCTGAGTGAATATGGTAATTGCAATTATCTTCCAATAAAGAACAAATTGGAGGATTTACAAATAGTGAAAGCGGAAAAAATAACAGTAAACGAATTATTTAGTGGTATAGGCGCACAAGTTTCAGCGCTAGAAAGGCTTGGAATACCTTGTGAAATTAAACATACGTCTGACATAGATCATAATGCAGTTTTAGCATATGCGTCTATTCATTGTGGACTTACGGAAGAACTTATAAATACATATACTGAATATCCTACAAGAGAAGAAATGGCTAGACAGCTTACAGAAATTAATCTTGGATATGATTTTCAGAAAAATAAGCCATATAATTGGTACAGATTTGTAAAGAGTAAATCAAAAGAGCTTGAAAAATATTGGCTTGCTAATAAACTTTCTAGGAATTTAGGTGACATTAGTAAACTCGAACATCTTGATTATGCTGATTTTTGGACATATTCATTTCCTTGTACCGATATTTCTGTGGCAGGTAAACAAGAGGGAATAAAACAGGGTCAAACACGTTCAGGCTTACTATATGAAGTACAAAGACTTCTTGAAAGAGCCAACAAAATGTTGGCTTTACCAAAATATCTAATGCTCGAAAATGTCAAAAATCTTGTGGGTAAAAAGTTTAAACCACAGTTTGATGAATGGGTGGCTTGGTTAGATGAACTTGGTTACAATACATATTGGAAAGTTTTAAATGCTAAGGATTATGGTGTACCTCAGAATAGAGAAAGAGTCTTTGCAATAAGTATTCGCAAAGATATTGATGATGGCAAATTTGAATTTCCGCAGCCTTTTGATAACGGAGTCAGACTTAAAGATGTACTGGAAGATAAGGTAGATGAAAAGTATTATTTAAGTGAAGATATACAAAATAGACTTATCATTACTGACAAAACATTGACAAAAAACATTATTGGCACTACTAAGCCAGAATATAGAAGTATCGGACAACGTGATTTGGTTTACTCTGAAAATTCTATTATGGGTACTTTAGTTGCAACAGATTATAAACAGCCTAAACAAATTTTAGAAACCAATCGTTGTGTTAAAGTTGGAGACTTAAATTATTATCCATATGAAACATTGAACAGAGTTTATTCAAAAGAGGGAATAAGTCCAACATTGACTACAATGCAGGGTGGTAATACTGAACCTAAAATAGCAGAGCCAATAGCCTATGTGAAAGCTGTAATTGAACCCGAAATCAAAAGTTTTCGTGTTCGTAAATTAACTCCTAGAGAATGTTATAGGCTTATGGGATTTGCTGATGAACAATTCGATAGATCACAAGCTTTTACTTCTGACAGCCAACTTTATAAGCAGGCAGGTAACTCTATTGTAGTTGATGTACTTTATTACATATTTGGAAAGCTGTTTGAGGTTGATACCGAAACTAGAAAGGAAACAGAATGTTAAATAATACTTGGAATACTCTCTTGAAATGCACATGGGTGGCTTGCTTTGACACCCATAACTTTCAAGAAGGAAAAATATACGAAGTAAAAAATGGCAGACTAATAGACGGTCATGGCAGAAAAAGCTGTAATACATATGACAATGTTTACGATATTAATGACAGCTTCTACGCCAGATTTGAAGAAGTAAAGTCAGAAATCCCACTGGCTTTAGACGGTGGGTAGTTCACAGAAGTAAAGGAGTGAATAAAAAACATGGCAAGTGAGATACGAAATGATTGTGTGGGTTGTACTGCTCTCGGACTTCCCTGCCGTCATTGTTACATGGGTCGAGATTATCGTGTTTTAATATGTGACAAATGTGGAACTGAGGTTGATATGCTTTATATTATTGACAATGACTCGGAAGAACTTTGTGGCGAATGTGCTAAAGAAAAGGCTATTGAATATTTGTCAAATCATAATATGGACGTTGACGATTTGTGTGAATACAATGATATCCATTGTGAAAAAATGAACGGAGAAGATTATTATAACAAATATTGCTATTGTGATGATGAGGAATAAATACATATGAACAAAAAGAAAGACGAGACAACAAAACAAATAATACAGCTTATAGTTGCTGTTTGCGTAATAGTTATCGGTTTTGGAGTCGTAAAAGTTATTGGCATTAACGAAGATTACAAACACAATTTTGAAAGAAATAAAGCCGAAAATTCAACAGTTAATACGATTACCACTACCACAAACACTATAACTAAAAATACAACAATTAGATCGGTAGAAAATAAAAAAAATACAGTAAAAACAAATACTAAATCTACTACAACCACTAAAGAAACAAGAGCTACAAAGCCGTATAGCCATAAAGTAACCGAAACTACAACGATAGTTACTAAGTCTGAAACAGAGCCAGAAATAGAACTTGTTTCTTACAATATCCCAGCAGGTGATACTTCGTTTCACGGCTATATGGATTATGCTTGTATTACGGACATAAATTCTCTGCAATATCAGCTACAACTGAATTGTTGGACGGATAGTCAGGGAATACGCAGACAAGGTGACGATGTTTGTATTGCTTTGGGGAGTTATTACGGTACAGAAATAGGTACACGCTATCTAATCACAACCGACATGGGTAATTCATTCACCGCTGTTTTAGCCGATTGTAAAGCTGATATTCATACTGACTATAATAATCAGTATCGAGATACAGGCAATGGCTTTAGGAACGTGGTTGAGTTTATAGTTGATACATATGCACTTGATCCTAATGTTATGAGCAGTGGCAACATTGGTACTTATAGCAATTATTCTGGTAATATTGTATCAATTCAGAAAATTAGTTAGAAAAGAGGTGAATTTAAAAATTGGCATACGACAAGAAAGCAGGAAAAAGAAAGCGTTTAGCTAGAGAGGAGGAAAACAGACAGCTAAAACGCTACAAGTCAGAGTGTAGAGAACTAGATACATATTTTATGAGCGAGGACGAACTCATTCAAGCCAAAGAAAGACAGAGGATAACAAAAGCTAGAAATAAAGCAATTGTACAAAGAGCTTATATGATTGCTATGGCAACAAATTAAGCAAAGAAAGGACAGATGAAAATGGTAACGGAGTATACAGCATATAAAATTAGATTTAGTACAGTAAAAGAGGTACAAAAATTTATTAGGCTTGCAAATATGGTTGATTATAACATAGACCTAAAACAGAGTCATTATTGCGTAAGTGCAAGTAGTATAGTGGGCATATTCGCACTTGACCTTGAAAACGAAGTAATAATGTTTGTACCGACAGAACATGAAAAGAACGCTGAAAAAATGTTTGCAGAATTTATTATAAGGTAGAGGAAAAGACGATGATTAAGATTGAAAATATTGAAGTAATGGGCTGGAAGGCAGCAATAAGAGGTATGCGTAATCCTATGAACTCTTGGGGAAAGAGCGATAGCGGATGGCACTTGATAGGAAAGCCGGGGACTAATCAAGCAGTTGCCAATGATAAATATTTAAGAGAAAAATATTGCATTGGTGACAATGACCTCAATCTTATGAAGAGACTTGCTAAAGCAGGAACAGATCATCGCAAATTTATGCGTATGATTGTTGTGTACGTTGATATTATAGCACCTCTGTACTGGTGGAAAGAATTTGACACATATAAAGTTGGTACGGTTGCAAACTCTTGCAGTACCATGCATAAAATTGCCGAGAAAGAGTTTACTGAAAACGATTTTTCATTTGAGAATGTTGTGAGTGATGTAGCCACAATTGACTTCTTTTTAGGAAGACTTAATTATGCAAGAGATAGGTATCTTGAAACTAAAGATAAAAAATATTGGTATTCTATGATCCAGCTGCTGCCGAACTCTTATAACCAGCGTCGTACGGTTATGCTGAACTACGAGGTTTTGGCTAATATCTATAAGTCTCGTAAGGAGCATAAGCTTGATGAGTGGAGAGTTTTTTGTGATTGGATTCAAACATTACCACTTTCAGAATTAATAACAGGAGGCACAGATGAGTAAACCACTATTTTGCATTCTTGGAGCTTCGGCAAGTGGCAAATCAACACTTGTAAAAATACTTGAAAATGAATTTAATATGAAACAAATACCATCTTATACGACCCGTTCTCCTAGATTTAAAGGAGAAGAAGGTCACACATTTGTTTCAGAAAAGGAATTTAAAGCACTTAATGATATTGTGGCATATAACTATTATCTTGGTAATCATTATGGAGTAACGGCAAGTCAGATTGACGATGATACATATAATCTTTATGTTGTAGACCAAACAGGGCTTAACGAATTACATAAAAAATACAAAGGCAATAGGGAAATTTATTCTATCTTTATAGATTGCCTGCCGATTACTCGGCATGATCGCCTGTTTAGACGTTATTATAAAATGTATAAGAATATTGATAAAGCATTTAAAGAAGCTAGAAAACGTTTTGAGCAAGACGAGATAGAATTTAAAAACTGCAAATCATCTGTTGATTACGTTATTAATAATGATGAAAACATAAACACAGCTTATGAAAATTTAAAAAATTATGTGAAAAGAATTATAGCCAAGCAGGAGGGAGATAATGATACCGAAACTGAACATAATTAACAGAGAACATTATAATAGCATTGTTTACTTATCTCACCCATATGGTGGTAAACAAGAAAATTTAAGTGAAATAAATGAGTGCCAAAGATTGTTGACTATAATGCACCCTGAGAATTTGTATCTCAATCCTATTGCAATGTTTGGTAGCCTTTACGATTGTACCACTTATGAGCAAGGATTGAACATGACTCTGTTGTTACTTGAAGAACTTGCAGATGAAATGATTATTTGTTCAAGTGTTTTTTCAAATGATTGGCAATCCTCTAAAGGCTGTCGCACGGAGGTCTTGTATTGTGACAGCAGACATATACCGTGTAAAATTTATACTTTGGAGCAAATTAGAGATGAATACGAAAAATACAGAAAGGAACATGATAAGAATGGCTAATTTTATTATTGGTGCTTTGATTGGACTTGTACTTGGTTTTCTAATAGCCTATAGAACAGTAACCGAAATGCTTGATGAATTAGACGAGAATGATAAAGGGGGAAATACCAATGGAACTGAAAGCAATGATAAGGAGCGATAAAATGTGCAAAACAGTAATTAAAAGAGATGGAACTAAAGTAAAATTTGAAAGGGCAAAGATAGGTAAAGCAATTTTGAAAGCGTATAATGAAGTTTATTCTGATACATCGGATATAAATGCCGAACTTGCAAGCGACATATGTACCGATGTATGCAGAAAGCTTGAAACCATGTCAGAATTTTCAGTAGAAGATATTCAGGATATAGTTGAAACAACGCTTATGGATTATGACAGAAATGTAGCAAAAGCTTATATTAAATACAGATATAAACGTAGCCTTGTAAGACAAAGCAATACAACCGATAAAAGTATTCTTGAATTAATTGATGGTGTAAATGATTATTGGAATAACGAAAATTCAAATAAAAATGCAACACTCGCCACAACACAAAGAGATTACCTTGCAGGAATTACAAGTACGGATATTTCACAAAGATTTCTATTGCCATCAGATGTAGTTGAAGCACATAAGCAAGGCATTATCCATTTCCATGATATGGACTATTTCGCAGAACATATAAGTAATTGTTGTCTTGTAAATCTTGAAGATATGTTGCAGAATGGTACAATGATTAATAAAGTCAAGATTGAAAAGCCACATAGACTTATTACGGCAACTACGATTGCAACGCAAATTATTACTGCTGTAGCAAGTTCTCAATATGGTGGTACAAGTATTACACTTACACATTTAGCCCCTTTCGTTAGAGATAGCTATATTTATCATCTAAATAAATATAAAGATCGTGGACTAGACTATGATAAATCTGTAGAATTTGCAAGACTTGATACAAAAAAAGAAATTGAAGATAGTGTTCAAACTTTTAATTATCAAATTAACAGTATGTCAACCACTAATGGGCAAACACCATTTTTAACTGTATTCATGTACCTTGGTGAAACAAATGAATACAAAGAAGAATTGGCAGCTTTAATTAAGGAATTTATTAAGCAACGTATTCTTGGCTTGAAAAATGAAAATGGTGTTTATGTTACACCTGCTTTTCCTAAACTTATTTACGTTCTTGAAGAGGACAATATAAGAAAAGGCTCAAAATATTGGGACATTACTATTGAAGCCGCAAAGTGTACTGCTAAAAGATTAGTGCCAGATTACATAAGTGAAAAGAAAATGAAGGAACTAAAAGAGGGTAATTGCTTCCCATCAATGGGGTGCAGAAGCTTTTTAGCTCCATACAAAGATGAAAATGATAATTACAAATTCTATGGTAGATTTAATCAGGGCGTTGTTACGATAAACCTTGTTGATGTTGCCCTATCATCAAATAGAGATGTAAATAAATTTTGGCAGCTATTTGAAGAAAGAACAGAATTGTGTCACAAGGCTTTACGTTGCAGGCATGAAAGACTCAAAGGAACTTTATCATATGTTGCACCAATTCTGTGGCAAGATGGTGCGTTTACTAGACTAAAGAAAGGCGAAAAAATAGATAAATATCTTTATGGTGGTTATTCATCTATTTCACTTGGTTATGCAGGTCTTTATGAATGTGTAAAATACATGACAGGTCATAGTCATACAGACAACAGTGTGGGTGAAAAATTTGGTCTCGAAGTAATGGAAAGACTTAATAAAAAATGCGAACAATGGAAAAGTGCTGAAAATATTGGCTATTCATTATATGGCAGCCCAATAGAATCCACAACATACAAATTTGCAAAATGTCTTAAAAAACGTTTTGGTATTATTGAGGGTATTACAGATAGAGATTATATAACAAATTCTTATCACGTTCCTGTTTTTGAAAAAATCAACCCATTTAAGAAATTGGCTATTGAAAGTAAATTTCAATCACTAAGTCTAGGCGGTGCGATCAGTTATGTAGAATGTGCTGATTTGCAAAATAATATTCCTGCTATTCTTGAAGTAATTAAGTTTATTTATGACAACATTATGTATGCCGAACTTAATACAAAAAGCGATTATTGTCAAGTGTGCGGATATGACGGAGAAATCAAAATCATTGATAACAATAATAAGCTAATTTGGGAGTGTCCTAATTGTGGCAATAGAGATACAAATAAAATGAATGTTGCTAGGCGTACTTGTGGATTGACTTAACAATATAGTCCACGTTAAATAGGTTAAACTGCGGAGAACTCCCCATAATCCTAATTCACCACAACGGAATTGGAAACGATAAACGTGACGGTGGTGCGAATTTAAAATTCAATAGTCCGACAGGATAGAAACCATAAAAAGTAATTAGGGTAGGGACAATCGAGTGTGCAAGTCACTCAAACGCATCGAAGCTCCTTAACACATAATGGTGAAGGAGAACGTTCAACGACTATAATACCTATTGATAATATTAAATTGTTTATAATAAAACGAATAATAATATTGTTAAATTGTATAGTCTACTCCCCTCATAAATATCGGGAAACCGAGGGTAAAAAAGGATATTGGTAGCAATTTTTGGAATCAAGGCAGAACTCAAGAAATTAAACAGAGGTATGTTCACCTTGATAACCATAATATAGGAGAATAAACAATGAGATATGCTAGTATAAGACAAATGGATATTAGCAATGGAGAAGGCATTGGGGTCGCTTTGTTTGTACAAGGCTGTCATTTTCACTGTTTTAATTGCTTTAATCCTAGCACTTGGGACTTTAATGGTGGCAAGGAGTTTGATTTACATGAATACGATACTCTCATAAAAGCCGTTAAACAACCTTTCATACAGCGTGTATCATTTCTTGGTGGAGAACCACTTTGCCCTGAAAATCGTGCATATGTAACAAACATATCTAATATGATAACAGCACTTTGCCCCACAAAAACACAATGGCTGTACACAGGATATAAGTGGGAAGAAATTAAAGACTTGCCTATTATGGAGTGCCTAGATGTAGTCATTGACGGTCAATATGAAGATGACAAACGTGACATAACATTAAAATGGCGAGGGTCAAGCAATCAGAGAGTTATTGATGTGCAGAAAAGCCTAAAACAAAACCAAGTAGTATTGTGGTGCGATTAATAACAAAAAAAATAAAGGGCTTGCATACAAACAAACCCTTAAACAAGTCATTAGCCACCATAGAAATTATAATGTGTTCAATATTATGTTTCTGAATGGTGGCGACTAATGACTCTATTAATTATAACATAAAGCAAAAGAAAAGTAAAGGAGATAAAAATGATAACAACAGTAAAATTTGCAAAGATAAAACCAAACGCAATTATACCAACCAAAAGACCAGAAGATGCAGGTTATGACGTATATCCTTGTTTTGACGAAGATTACATAATAATAAAACCACATACTACGGTTATAATACCGACAGGCATAGCTTCAGTTTGTGATACAGATTACTGTTTCGTATTACACGAGAGAAGTTCAACAGGCACTAAGGGCATGGCACAGAGGTGTGGAATAATCGACAGTGGCTATCGTGGCGAGTGGGGTGTTCCAATTACTAACACAAATGACGTACCAATAGTTATTTGCAAGAAAAAGTCTATTACTGACTTTAACGATTTTGCTAGTATTTTGTTATTCTCATATGGAGAAGCTAATTACATTTTATATCCATATGAAAAAGCCATTTGTCAGGCTCTTGTACTTCCTGTCCCAGAAGTTGAGATAGAAGAATATACATACGAGGAACTTAAAGCTATTCCGTCAGAAAGGGGTACAGGTCGCCTTGGTAGTAGCGGAAAGTAATATTTAAGGTAGGATAATTAATGAATTGCAAATTTAAAGAATACAATTTATCTAATTTAATGACGATTAAGGAGCTGCAAAATTATCTGCATATCGGTAAAAATAAAGCATACTATCTCGTTAATAATAACGAAGTACCTACAATACGAATAGGCAATAAAACATATGTTGTTGTAGATAGATTACAACGATACATAGATAGAAATATAATACTTTAATAAATAAAAGGACAGAAAGTTGATTTCTGTCCTTTTCGTTTTATATATCTATTTCTTTAATGGTTTTAGCCTTTTCTTCTTCAATCAGATGTACATAAGTGTTATAGGTAAAGGCAACACTGGCGTGACCCAATGTTTCACTTATGATTTTAATATCTACTTTTTTACGAATTAAAAGACTAGCATAAGTGTGTCTGAGCGTGTGCAAGCCTTGTGGATTTAAAATATTGGCTCTTTTACAAATGGAACGATATGTTGTTTCCAAAGAGTCGATCGAGCGTTTACTCGTAGTAATAACAAGATAGTCGTTTGAATGAGGTTTACAAGTTAAATACAAATGTTTTAAATACGATTTTGCAGATTTCGTTAAATATACAAAACGATGTGTTTGTGTTTTTGTATCTTCCTGATTAGTAACCTTGCGTTCATTATTATCATCATAATAAGTTACAACATTCTTGTGTATATTTAAGTAATTTGATTTCAAATTTACATCTTGCCACTGTAATGCCATAAGCTCTCCTGCACGAAGTCCTGTATACATTAATATGACTAAGGCAATACCGTTTGTGTATTTATATTGATTATTACTATCTTTTAATGTTGCACAATCAATAAATTTGGCAATTTCTTCGTCAGTGAAAAAGCGAATGGGCTTCCGAGTAAATATCTTTTTTGAAGGTTCAGCCACAAAATCACAAGGATTGTTTGAGATAATGTGTTGATAATAAGCGTATTTTAGACATTGGTTTATTAAAACATATGCCTTATGAATAGTTGAGAAGCTATATCCTTTATAAATTAGTTTGTTTAAAACTTCATTTTGAATAATTTCGGTTGTTAATTCATTCATTCGATATTCACCTATATACGGAATGACATGATTATTAAGTGTTCCAAGTTCCCTAGTATAGCTTGCTCTTTTCAGACGAATTTTTTTTACTGTGAGCATATAATTGTGAAAATATTCACTGACAAGAATGTCTCCTGAAGAATTTTTTATTTCGTCCAAAATCATATTATTAGTATGAGTTTTATTATATTTTCGCATTTTGTCTATTACGTCATTTTGATTTGAGCTAACAAAACGTTTTACCTTAACTCTACCATTATTATACTTGCCAATGGTAATTTGTCCTATCCACTTTGCACGATTGTTGTCATAATAAACTGAACCTAAATTTTTAATGTGTCTAGTTTTTTTGTTTCCGACATTTGCCATATGATTATCTCCTTTTAGGCTTTTAGGGTAGTTTGTTATTATAGCATAAATAATCTAAGTTGTCAAGCAGAGGAATAACAATAAGTAATATTTTATAACATAAAAATGCAAAAGACAATCAGTACAAAGCTAAATTGGTAATACACACTCAAAATATTTTTACACACTTTTACACACTTTCGTAATGACAACTGCATGAAAATCTCGTATTTACGCAGTTTTATTAAATATACCAAAGGGACTTAAAATCCCTCGGGGTAAAACCCGTACCGGTTCAAGTCCGGTTAGCGGCACCATTGAAAGAATGTCGATTTTACGGCATTCTTTTCTTGTTTTCTGACTGATTTGGTAGAAAAGTTTCTTGTGTATGAGCTTTTTTCTACCGGATTTCTACCAAATTTTCTACCAAAATCGCTGCTTTTTTCAATTTCACTTTCATTTTTGGTCTTAGCACAAAAGATTTTTATCCCCCGTGTCAAGTTGACTTGATTAACTTTTTTTACTTTTTTTATAATGCCGCCGTGGTAGAATGGGTAGACGATCGGCACACTATTATCGCAGGTTCTCAGGTTGAGGACTTGCGATTTTTTTCGTCCTCTGAACCTTTATCATGGATAGCCTGTTCCGTATCTGTACTGTCTCCACCCAACACTTTGGCGATAGTCTCCGCAGACTCCACTTTGGAATGAAAGTCGAGGTGACTATAAAAATTGGCTGTAACATTAAATGTTGAATGTCCGAGCCACTCCTGGATCGCCTTCATGGATACTCCGTTTGCCAGCAACAGACTGGCACATGAATGACGAAGATCATGGAATCGAATGTGTTTGAGCTTATTTTTCTTAATGATGTACTTGAAGTGAGTAGTTACAAAGTTTGGCGTAATCAGCTTACCGAAGTTGTCACGGCACACAAAGCCGTCATATTCCCTGTCAAAGTCTTTACCGAGGAGCTTCGAGTAGTATTCTTCAAGGGTTTTGCGTTCTATTAGCATCTGCTCAATATGAGGAATCAAGGGAAAAGTTCTTACACTGGACTCAGTTTTAAGCTGATTTTCGACAAAAATCATTTCTTTGCCGCCGCCATAAGTGCTGGAAACCTTACGGCGAACCGTGAGTTTCTTTTCCTCAAAGTTGACGGAATCCCACTTCAAACCAATAATCTCGCTCTTGCGAAGTCCGTAGTAGGCTGCAATATGTACCACAAGTTCAAGTCTATCGCCCTTGAATACTTCAAAGAGCTGTTCCAACTCGTCCTTGTTGTAGAAATTGGCTTCAAACTTCTGGATTTTCGGCAGTTCAACCTTATCTGCGACGTTTACATCGAGCATATCCATTTTTACAGCATATTTTAGTGCTTTGTGGATATTGGCATGGTAATGCTTTACCGAATTGCCCGAAAGACCGCTGTTGAACTTATCGTTATAGAACTGCTGAAGCTGTAAAGCTGTCAGGTTGCCAAGAAGAAGATGCGGATAACGCTCGTCAAAATAGTTTTTGATCCTGGTGATATAGCGATTGTAGCTTTCATAAGAGGTTCGTGCGATTGTCGGTCTGATTGTTTCAAGCCAGTAGTCAAGAAATGCTGTGAACTCAAAACCTGTCTTGCATACAGCATCATCACTGAGAACCTCCTCGCTGAGTTCTGTCTTTTCCTTTGGGGTTTCCTTGACTTTTGTTAAGCTGCCTGTGAGAAACTCCTCATAGAACTTTGCTACTATTACGTTCACCTTTGCTGTCAGTGCTTTATAAGAACAGTCAACAGGCAAGTCGGTTGTAACCCATTTTCTCTTACGCTTGCCACTATCGTCCTTGAAATCAAAGACAACATAGTTTTTGCCCTTCTTTTCGGCAATAATGTACTTAAAAGGCAGACTTGCTTTCATTATATTATCCTCCTTATGTCGAAAGCGGTGGTCTGCGCTATTGACCTCATAACTATATTGTAGCGCGAAACAAAGTCATTTGCAAGCGTTTTCCTACCACTTCTACAAAATTTGACACAAGGGACATTTCTACCAGTTATTTTTGTGCGCATTGCAGAACGAAATCTATAACCGTAGCTTTTGCGACCTTGATTGTTCTACCACAAGGAATTTTTTTGAGTTGTCCTTCCTTGATAAGCTGATAAACCTTTTTCTTTCCATAGCCGAGAATTTCACATAAGTCCTTTACTTCCAGTATCTCAGGATATTCGCTATACATATTCTTATATACAACTTCAAGCGGTATTGAATCCATAGGACATAACCTCCTTCCTATCAGAAGAAAAGAAACTGAAAAAGCGTAGATGTTCCATATTCTATTGTCAAGATACTAAGTGCATCGTTGTCAGTTATTTTTATGCCTGATATTTGATGTACTGTTGGCAGCTTCCCCTCAAATCGAGAGGAAGCTCCCGACAGCATATCAGCCGTCAAACAAAACTAAGAGGAATGTGTGAGATGCCTTTGGCAATGTACGCTCCGAAGGACGTACACTCCCAACAGCATCTCTGCTGTTGACAGAATAATAAAAGAAATTAACATGAAAGCATAGTTGAAAGTATGGGACGGTGCGGCAAATGGAAGAACCGTACCGTCCCTCATCACGGAGGATAGGATATGTCAGCGAGTGATCCGTACCCTTTTCAGCCATCAGCGGTATGAACCCCTCTATATATCAACCGAGGATTTTGCAAAATCGGGAAGGTTTTTCCCATGTTTCTTTCTCCAAAAAGAAAAAATCAGCGTTCTGCACATATTTCTTTATTCGTTTTCGTGCAAGATGATATACTCCTTGAGCTTCTGCTTTGCAATCTTGATTCGGTATCGTACCATGTCAATTGATAAACCGTATTTCTCAACGAGATACCACATCGTCACCTTATCCTCTCTCAGAAAGTAGTCCCGTATAAGCTCATACCCTTCAGGAAAATCCGATTTCAGCAGTTCTAAGGCATCAGGCAGATAATCAAGCCTGTTCCGGTGCCTGATTTGATCCTTTTCTTCTTCCTCGCTTATGGGAATACTCGCAGGATCGGGATTTGAAGATAGAACATCGTCAAAATCGGGATAGATCTTTCCGTTTTTTGCATCCAACTCCTCAAGGTATCGTTCTTTTCGCAAGAGCTTGTTGTACTCTTTCTCGATGTTACGGGGAACATCATCGCCAAAGTGGACATACATAAATCTTCCCATTACTCACTGTCCTCCTTAGCAGAGGTCAGGTTTGTAAGAGGTTTGGTATGGATTGCCTTCAACTGTTCATTGCAGGCTGTCAGCGTATAACGTTTATCGAATGCACAGCCGTCAAGATAAGCCCTGATGATATTCTTATCTGCTTTTCTGTAATCCTGGTCGCCTGGCATCGCATACAGCAGAAGCGAAAACAAGTAACGCTGCCTGAAAGGGTGAAGTCTGATTGCTATACAGACCGCACAGAGGTAATCATATTGCATCTTCCTTTTACCCGAAAGATACCGTGAGAGCGTAGATGGAGCAATTCCCGTCAGTCTTGCAAGCGTTTTCTGGCTTATATTGATCTCGTCTAAATACCGACATAATGCCACGCAGAAGCTGTCCTTGTTCTGCTCATTGAGATCATCAGTCCCGTAAACGTAAACTTCGTAGCTTTGCGGCTCCTCATGTTCGCTGAATAATGAAATCTGAGGAGTATGTAAATCATTCATAATACCGGTTCCGTCCTTTCTGTCAGACGGAAATCAGCAAATGAACATAGTAAGCCTGTCATTCGGAATATACCCGTCCGACAATCAAACATTACTCGTCCATTCGATCGTTTCATATTCAGTTTCCATACAGTGATCGAGTAACCCTCCTGCGCAGTAAGGTTCACCGTTGGAGCAACGCTTCGATGCGTTCTATATTATTATGAACCATTACAGCGTAAAAAGCAACTTCTCAGCGTTCCCGTTCGGGAACACTCGATTTTTATAAAAGCCCCATTTTCCTGCACTTTTCGATAATACACTACCGATTCAACATTTCCACCTAACTCATTCAAACCTCAGTTCCATGTTGAAAAATTACTCTTTGTGCAAAATTATAGTGCGGCAACTTTTCACCAAAATTTCATTTTCCTATCACATTATGAGTAAGAAAAAGGGCGGCCTGATCTGCTCAGACCGCCCTTTATGCCGAGAGTTTACAGCATAACACACTCAACTTCTGTATCAGCACAAACAAATCCGCAAGGCAATCAATGCAGACCGTGATCTATTATCATCGTCCAGTACACAGCTATCACCCCCTAAAGACCGTAATGGATTACCGATCAAGTCTTGTATGGAACTGTTCAATGACATCACAAAAGTATCGAGTTGTATGCTTGTCTGCTTCCATTATATGAAACCAGTTGTACAAAATTTGGCTTTCTGGAAACAAACTTTTATTTTTTATTATATCATTTAAGATAGATAGAATTTGTAATTCTGAAAAGAGCCATTGCTTTATCGCAACAGCTCTGATAATTGATGATTTATAGTTTGTATTCTTTCACATATTCTCTCACGTCAATACCGCTTTCGATATATCTCAGCAGTATCTCCGCACAGGCATGACTATCACTGTCTGCCTGATGATGATCGAGAGCAATACCGTAGTGATCGCACATCACGTTTAGGTTATGCTTTATATCAGGCAGAACACGCCTGCCAATCTGGACCGTACAAAGGTATTTTGCCGTCGGTTTCCAAGAGATACCGTAATCACGCAGACAGGCACGAAGAACGCTCATATCGAACACAGCATTATGTGCAACTAGGATACCCTTGCTCATGATAGGCTCAATCTTCTTCCATAGCTCTGCAAAATTCGGAGCGCCCTTGACCTTATCCGCATCTATTCCGGTGAGCTTAGTGTTGAAGTAGTCGAAGTGTGTTTCGGGATCAACAAGAGAAAAGTAGTTCGCCACGATCTTATTATCCTTGATTGCAGAAATGCCTATCGCACTCATACGGTCATTTGAACGATTGGGCGTTTCAACGTCAAAGACTATGTAGACTGCCATATCGTATCACTCCCAAGCAAAGCAGATTATAGGTTAATTATACCACAACGGAACGGAAAGGTCAATCGGCAGAAAGAAAACAACCGACATTGCTGCCGACTGCCTTTCATTATGCTCCGATTCGCTCAAAGCTATTCAAAACCTGTTTATCCGAGAACAATGACAGCTTACCGTCAGATCATTAATTATGGGGTTGCACAAGAGTTGCTTGTGAGTTGCAGAAAGAGCCGTCACAAAGCTGTTACTCAGCAAATTCAGGATAAGCTCTGAGCATTTTACGGACTTCTTCCAAATACTCAGCTCGTTCTTTTGCAGGCGAAACAAGCTCCACACCGTCACCATACTGCATAAGCCACAGATAAAATTTGCGGTTGATACCTACCCGTACACGGATACGAACATAGTCAGCATCTTCATCGTGAAGGATCGAAGCGTAATCTCCAAAATTTTCCCTCATTTCATCGAGCAGATACTTCTTTACCCGCAGTGTGACTACGGTGAAGTATTCAGGAGCAAACATATCCGTTACGAACCCCTCATAATTGTCCTCCGGTGGCAGCCGAACATAAGACACTTCGCCACCGAGGATATTCTTCATTCGGTCAACTCTATATATACGCCATTTCCTGTCCTTTTCATTGAGGCATTTAAGATAGAATCGCTCATGGAAGTAGATCACGCTCACAGGGAGCATTTCCCGTTTCTTATAGTAATAAGCTATCTGTTTCGTTGTTTCGTCATACTTGCCGTATTCAAAATCTATTTTCTGCCGTTCACCGATCAATCTATGAATCTTATCCAAGTTTTCCAAGAGATCGAGTGTCGAGGGACAACGTTCATTCAGAACGATACGGCTGATGAGCTGCCTGATCTCTGCATCGGAACACATACCCTCAAATTTCTTTATCAGTGTTTTCTTCTGAAATGCTGTCAGGAATTTGTTTATCGATATCGAATCAACGATGAAACGTATTTCATTGAATGAGAAACCCTTGTCAATTAAAGCATAGTATGCCGTGTTATGTTCACGGTTATGCTTTACGATATGATTTCCCATAGCAGTCAGCCTGTCAAGGTCACGGCGAATCGTTACGTTCTTCACCCTGGTCAGATTGCAGACATTGGCGAGGTGTTCTTGTATCTGGCTGATTGATACATAGTGGTTCTCGTCCGTGTACCGTGACAGATAATCGTAGATGTATATAATTCTTTCATGATCCATTTTATTTTCCCTCCTGAAAAAGCTGAAATCCCTGTTCTGAAACGGAGTTCAGAACAGGGATTTTTGCATTTTACTTATCCCGTTCACGCATCGCCCCTAAATGAAATATATTCTTCTGTCAGATAGCGATCCGGACATAGCCTACTATTGCTATTTTACCATAATTATGCATGAGTATCAATCAAGTTCGAAAAAAACGGCATATTATTCGGAATGTTGTATCATCAGCAAATTTAACTGTAAACTTTTCGTGAACATTTGCGGATTTCTTTCCCGATTTCTCAAATTTGGCGGTATATAAGTGAGGGGGTATTGCAGCCGAAGTTGCAAAGCTCCAATTCCTCTGACGGAGAGAGGAAACTTTACAGAGCCAAAGGCTCAAATTGAAGTCACGCACGGAGGGCGTGATTCAAACCCAGCAAGCTCGGTATCTCCGCATTACAATTTCTCAGAAATTTAATGTTCCGATACAATGCTTGCAAGAGGGACACCCCTTGAACCCCGAACAAAAGGAGATGAGAAAAATAGCAGAGATCGAACCGCATAATCGGTATATGCAGATACGACTCACCGAAGCAGAATACGAAGCTATCGAGCGCAAATTTCGCAACAGCGGTCTGAGGTCACGGAGTGAGTTTATCAGGGCTATGATCTTTGAGGGATATATAGTCAATTTTGATGAGGAGAAGTTTGATAAGATTTACAGGCTTGTCGGAAGTATTTCCAACAACATCAATCAGATAGCCGTGAGAGCGAACAGCACGAACAACGTGTATACCGAAGACATCGTGAACATCAAGGAGGGGCAGGATAAGATTTGGCAACTACTAAACTCTTTGCAATCAAAACTACTGAGGTTAAAGCGTTAGCCTATATCGCCAACCCTGAAAAAACAGACGGCGGCAGACTGATCTTCACTTACGGGTGCAGCTCTGATCCTGCACAGGCAAGCAGAGATTTTGAAGCAGTCCGTGCAGGAGGAACGGGCTTGAATACTGTCCTCTCTCAGCACTTTATTCAGAGCTTTAAGCCTGGTGAGATCACGCCCGAAAGAGCTTTGGAAGTAGGCAAGGAACTTTGCGAAAAATTCCTCAAGGGCGAATACCAATACTTTCTCGCAATCCATACCGATACCGACCATACACATCTGCACGTTATCTTCAATAATGTGAACCGAAAAAACGGCAGAACTTTCGAGACCAATATGAATCAGGGCAAGGTCAAGGAACGTGCGTGGAAGAAGCTTATTGACCTGTCGGACGAAGTATGCAAACGACATCATCTGGATGTTATCGAACACCCCGAAAGAACGAAGGGCAAGAGCCATTGGAAGTGGGATATGAACCGTCAAGGGCTATCGTGGAAAGCCAAGCTGAAATACACGATAGATCAGGTTGTGAAAGCAAGCGAGGACTTCGATGATTTTATCAGGAAGTGCGCCGAGTATGGTGTGCTTGTTGAGTACAATCCAGACCACAAGATCGACCTGAAATTTATGCTTTCGGAGCAGAAAGAACGCAATCCGAGAGCCAAGATGACTCGCGCCCGAACACTCGGCTGGTACTATGAAACACGGCAGATCAAAGACCGCATCGCTCAGTATCACGGAGTTATGATCTACACGCCGAGGACAAAGGTCAGAGTTATTACAAAGAAGCCACCGAACAAGTTCGTTCAGGACGCTATCGACCGTGGCAATATGAAGCTCGCCAGTATCGCAAAGAATGTGATAGCCGAGTACGGTGCCCCGCCTGATCAGATACGGCAGGCGGCAATATCGGAATACGCTCACAGCCGAGGACTTCTCTCCGAGCTGAACACCATGAAAACTGAGATTGAGGACTTGCAGGTGAAGCTGAAAGTCCTGCGGAAATACCGCAAGCTGAAAGTGTACGGCGAGGAGTTGAAAACTCTCAGCGGAAGTGCTGCGAAGAAGTACCAAAAGGAACACAGCGCAGAGCTTGCTGAGTACGGGCAAATTCGCACTAAGGTATTGGAACTTTACCCGTCTGGTCATATCCCGACCGTGGAAAGCCTGGACAAAAAAATAAACGCCCTTATACAAGAGCGTTCATTGAAAGATCAGCAGTTTCGTGAAGCGGACAAACGGGCGCGTGACCTTGCCGACGCACAGCGTACCATTGATGAGTTTCTCCGTCAGGAACGCAACGAACAACAGCAAGACCGCAAGCGTAAAAAGAATGGGGATTTGGAGTGATTACAAGAGCCATTTTTCCCGTAGTTCTACTTCATAATCATCACCAAGTTCCATGACAATCCGATAATATGCTTGTTTTGCTCTTTCAATAAAGTCGGCTTGCTCTTGTTCTGACCACAGAAGCGGATTCGGAGGATACTCCCAATCCAATGCTTCATCGTGTTTATTGATAAGATACTCAAGCTCATTTTTCAAATTGTCAGAAAGAGGTAAACTATCAAGCTCGATTGGATAATCATATTTCTCACGGGCAGCATCATTTACACTCCATAAGCAGATACCGCTGCCCCAATCATACATATATTTCAAAGCATATTTTGCCATATCATTTCTCTCCATGATTAGCCTTGTATTCTTCCAACGCCGTGAGCAACAGCTTATTCACGCTCATACCCTGAGACTCTGCATAAGCCTTGATCGCATCACGCTCCTCGGCGGACACATACAGCTTCAGCGTTTTGTAATTTGCTTTGGCATACTGAGCGTTTGAGGATATTTTCTTGGAACGAGCCTGCTTCTGCTGGCACTCCTTACAATACTTCTGAGAGCCTGCCGTCACCTTATAAGGCTTTCCGCAGATAGAGCATATCTGCTCGCTGCCGATCGCAACAGCTTCTCCGGCTTGCTTCTTCTCCTTATATGCCTTATTCCGCATGACCTGAGCCTTGTCACGGCAGTAGATACAGTATTTCGCTCTGCTTGACGGAGACTCAAACTCCATTCCGCAGATCTGGCAAGTGTGCTTATACATCAGATCACCCCTTGATCGGTTATTACAGCTATTCTATCACATTAGTGGGGATATGTCAAGTATAATCAAAAATATAGTGAAGCTGCACTGGGGAAATCAGATAATTTGCTGCGCATTGCCGAAATTCAAAAACTTCTCAAAATTATACTTGACAATAGGGATATTGTATAGTATAATAAAAGCACAACAGGAACACAGAAACCCGAAACCACGAAAGGAAGGTAAATCCTATGTTAAACAAATTCTTAGTCGCTGGCAGACTGACTGCCGATCCCGAAATCAAGACCATTGGCGAGAAACGCCTCTGCAAGTTCACCATTGCTTGCGACCGCCCGAAGCGTAAGGGCGAGGAGACTGCCGAGACAGACTTCTTCCCCTGCACCGCCTGGAACCGCAACGCTGATGTGATCGTCGATTGGTTCGGCAAGGGCGATATGGTGACGCTTGTCGGCTCAGTCCACAACAACCGCTATGAAAAGGACGATCAGAAGCGTTCGTCCACCGAGGTAAAAGTTGAGGAGATCCACTTCTCAGGCGGTAAGAAGCGTGAAAACACCGCACCGACCGCCAACCGCTACGATAACCCCTACATCGGCACAGAGAACGATCCGCTGTTCTGAGCAATAATCACAAGGAGGATACAAAAATGGAAACCACTATCATTGCGATCAGTAATCAGAAAGGCGGTGTGGGCAAATCCACCACAGCCTATAATCTCGGAGCTTGCCTTGCTCTGAACCATGACAAGAAGGTGCTTCTCATCGACTTCGATCCGCAGGCGAACCTCTCCGAATACCTGAAATACGAGCCGGACGGCAACCCGACCATGACACAGCTTATCATGTCATTCTACACAGGAAATCCCGTGACCGCCGAGACAGCTCAGAGAGCGATCCGTCACAGCGAAACCGCAGGAGTGGACTACATTCCCGCCGACATCAACCTCGCCAATGCGGAAACGCTCATGGTCACGATGATCTCAAAGGAGCATATTCTCCGCAGGATACTCACGGAAGATGTGATCGGAGCGTATGACTTCGTGCTGATCGACTGCCTGCCGTCCCTCGGAACGCTCCTTATCAATGCCCTCACCGCTGCGGACAGAGTGCTGATACCCGTGCAGACACAGAAGTTCAGTATGGACGGCTTGCAGTCCCTTGAAGCTCTCACACAGCTTGTCAAGGCAAATACCAACCCGAAGCTGAACCTCATCGGAGTGCTGCCGACAATGGTAGATCGCACAAAGGTCAGCAGGACGGCTATCGAAACCCTCAACGAAAAGTACAGCGAAATGCTGTTCAGGACAAGCATCAGCAAGTCCATTGAAGCGGCGAAAAGCTCCGAGAACGGCACACCGCTTTGTCTCACAGGTCACAAGTTAGGTCAGGAATATGATGAATTGGCTCAGGAGGTGCTTTCAAGATGTTAAGTATGTCAGAACTCGCAATGAACCCCAACCGCAAGGTCACTACCGTATGTTACGGCAAAAAACAGGAGTGGGACGACCGTGAAGAAGCTCAGGCTTATTTCCTTGAAGCGATGATGAACAGTGACGGCGCAGAGCATGACCGCTACTCCGGCATCTACATTCAGCTTCAGAACGGGCTTGACTACTGCACCGATGAAGATGATGACGAGGAGGACGAGTCATGAAGCCCTTTGACACCGATAAAATGCCGTGGCTTTTCACTCCCCACGGCGATGGTGAGCTGAATGAATATTTCAGTTCAGACCACAGCATAGTTATTTCCGAGACTTCTAAGGAAGTGATCGCAAGCCTTTCCGAGAGCCGTGACAGGTTCTCAGGAAAACTCTGCTACGAATTTCACTACAATCAGCGCAGATACAAGAACACGCTCCTGCGGTTTGCGGATATGATCGTCCGTGCCGATGTGACGATAAAAATGCTGAAAAAGCGTATCATGGAGCTTGATATTGACAACCGTGAGCTTCGCAAACAGCTTGCGGATATGGAAAGGAAGATGAAACGATGAATACACCGCAGTTCGACCTGGGCGCAATGCTCTCCGCACCGCAGACAGCCATTCAACAGATACCGTGCGATCAGCTCAAACCCTACCATAACCACAAGTTTGAGCTGTATTCCGGTGAACGCCTTGAAGATATGGTCGCCAGCATCAAGGAGAATGGTGTGCTGTCACCGATCATCGTTCAGCCTATCGAGGACGGATATGAGATACTGATCGGTCACAACCGCTGGAACGCTTCAAAACTCGCAGGACTGCCCACCGTGCCGGCTATCGTCAAGACGGGTTTGACCGAGGACGAGGCAGAAATGTACGTCATCGAGAGTAACGTAATGCAGCGTGGCTTCGAGAATCTCCGCATCAGCGAACAGGCTGCCGCCGTTGCACTCAGACACAGCGAAATGTTCTCTCAGGGTAAGCGGAATGACATTCTGAGGGAGCTTGCAGTCCTTGAAAATCCGTCCGCAGAACCCGACAGCTCAACTTTGAATCCAGTGGGTTCAAAGTTAGACACGAGCGAGAGCATCGGAAATAAGTACGGTGTCAGCAAAGGCTCGGTAGTAAGGCTTATTCGTATCAATAAGCTCACTGATGAGCTGAAAGCCCTTGTGGACAGCGGAGATATTGCTATCCGAACAGGCGTGGAGCTTTCTTTCCTTTCTGAAGATACACAGGCTGTTGTCGCTGAATGTGCTGAGGACTGCAAGATCGACATGAAAAACGCTAAGAAGCTCCGTGCTTCTGCCGACAGCGAGGGCAATATCGACCGTGATACAGTTCAAGCTATTCTTTACGGCGAGGACACCGAGCCGAAAGTGAAGCCCAAAAGTGTGAAGATCAGCCACGATATTTATACCAAGTATTTCAGCAAAGGCGAGAAGCCGAAAGAGATCACTGATACTATTGAAAAGGCACTTGAACTCTACTTTAAAAATATGGAGGACAAATAATATGAAGAAGATTATTACAACGGTATTCTGCACCGCAATTGCACTCTGCTCAGGCTTGAACGTCTATGCTGCCGAGATCCTTGAACGGGACTATATCGAAGCCGAGATTTGGGAGGAGATGTGGAACGGCAAGGGCGATAATGGTCTTGACTTTCCCGAAGCATCATACAAACATCATCTTCTTGACAAGTGGCTTGACGAGAACTATGGTTCAGAAGATTATGACTGGACTGAGATAGGAGAGCTTCAATATGAATACAAGGACTACTACCGTCGCCTGATCGAAGATTGGGATTTTGAGGACGATAATGAGGGTGGCTGGACAATTAACACCGAGGACAACCATTACAGCTTTTTTCTGCTTAACGGTATGTGGCAAATGACAGACAAGAATGGTGATACCGTTGACACGTTCCCACCGTACAGCACCTTAGAGGAGGACGATCCCGAAATCGCAGACGGTTACGAGATCAACGATGACGGTGCGGATAGTCCGAGAGTGATAGGTAAGGTCACAGGCGGAACGGAAACGACTTCTGAGGGCGGTTCTTCCGCAGAGGGTAACGATACCACTGTTAGTCCGTCAGACGGTTCTGAGGGCAATTCTGACGGCTCTGGTGCAAGTTCTCTTGCAATCATTGCAGGAGTGACAGCTCTCGCAGGAGTCGGCGGCGCAGCTTACTACTTTACAAGAAAGAGGAAGTGATTTTATGATTTTTCAAAGCAAACAAAAAGTAAACGGTGCTCCCGTATGGGAAGTCGATATCGACACACAGACGGTAAGGCACAGAAACCCCAAGACAGGCGAAACAGAGCGTTATGTGTTTCATACCGACCACATCAGGTACTATCTGCACCACATCGAAGAAAAGCGACCCGATCTCTTGCAGGAGATCGTGGACAAGGGCGAGATTTACAAGCATCTGGACGAGCTTGATACAAAGGTCACAGACGCAGTAAACCGTCAGACCGACTTGCTTATGCAGTCGAGCCGTGACTATCAGGTTGCCGTTGAATCGGGCAATCTCAATGCTGTTGGCTCAATCGGCAATCTGCTCCGTATGCAGGCGCAGAGAGTCGTTTACGATACCATGATCTATCTTTGGAGGGACGAATAATGTTTTGTGCGAACTGTTACAATGAAATTCCCGCAGGCAAGAGCTATTACAAGCATCAGGACACCAATCAGAGCTACTGCTCCCTGGACTGCCTGAATGATTGGCTGATCTATGCTCAGGCTGTAACCCTTGAAACCAGCGAGGGCAAGGAACGTATTGAGGTGAACGATGATGACGAGTGAAGATTATATAGAGGACTTGCGGAAAAGCGGAGTTATGCTCATAAAAAATGACGGCACTCTTACTGAGATACCGTCTGATTTTCTGAACAAGGCAACAGAGTTCTGCAATTCTATGGGTTGCAGTTCAGTGATATATGATATTTACGATCCGCAGGACAGCGAGCATACCGAGCTGACTGTTACGGATTGTGGTTATGCGGAATAAGAAACGGATAGCCGTCTGTTGAGGACGGTCTATCCGTGTTTGAGTATATTCAGTTACTAAGCTAAATCAGAATTATTTTATCTCGTACAAAATCCATCCTTATAAAAGAACTGCGTAAAGCCTCTGCTGCAAGCACGTCCGTTTCCGCGGTCCTTTGTATCGTATTCCAAAACGACAGTCTGCTTATCCAGGCAATCCGGATGCATCTCTCTGGGAATTTGCACCATATACATCGGCAAATGCAGCCCATCGGGAGAAGCCTCGTATAATTTCTGTAATGAAATCACATCTGTTTTTCTTCCGTTTACATAAACCGTAACATCTTCTTTTGCGATCTCCGGTGCAACATCCGTTATATGGACCTTTTCTTCACCGACTACAGTGTCGTATTCTTCTTTTTTGAAATAGACCATAGGCCTAAAGGTAAGGAAAAGTGTTTGTACACCTCCGTTATTTACACTCACATTTAACGAATACACCTCACCGTTTCCGATTTTCAGATCAATGACCTCGTCCCGGTCCGCAATAATATTCCAGCCCCAGCATTCCAAAGAGCTGATCCCATAGCTGTTATCATCTGAATATATGGCATTATAGCTCCCGGCCGGTACACGAAGACTATATCGTCCGTTCAGATCCGTCCATGTTCCCATAATAAACGACGCGGCATCAAAACCATAGCGATATAACATCACCACCGCCGGAAAAGGCTTTCCGTCAAAATCCGATACCTGTCCCGAAAATGTATAGTATTTACATTCCGTTTCAAAAGTTTCTGATTTACCTCCCGCTTCATAGATGACCCGTAACATATCCGGCTCACAATCCTTATCTTCACGGATCTTAAACACTGCCCCGTATCCGCTTTTGCGCAAACTAATATCTGCATCGTCCCCGTTGCCGAAAGCCGTGATGTCCTTATCAAATACAACCTCTCCTTTACACATCCCCAAAATATGAAAGGATATCGGAAACACCAGCTCTTCAAATTCGCAGTATATCCCCACATGAGACTCCGGTACAGCCATATCCGGCTGCAAGATCTCACTTTCCTTCTGGGTATAGTTAAAATACCACGCATCCTTTACCTTCATAATTTACCTCCTGAAATCAAAATTATCTGACAGTTTGTCAAATTCCGATTTAGCAGAGAGAGCCGTATTGTTCTCTCACTTACCACTATTATACCAAACCGCCCCAAAAAAGTCAATCTCTACACACTTTTTCACACCCTTTTCATTGCAATATACCGCCGTTCGTGCTATAATTGACTTATAGAGCAGATCGGAGGTGAAATGCAATGGATAACGAAACCGAAGAATTAGTAAACCGTGCATTATACAAGCAGATCAAATCAATGAACCGTGCCGAAATGGAGACTTTCGTGAGAAATGTCTTTGCTCAGGGCTATCAGAGAGCCGAGGAAGAAACGCACCCCATTGATTATGACAGCTTACGAGCCGATCTGAGCAAGATCAAAGGTATCGGAGAAAGTCGGCTTAACGAAATAATGTCGGTCATTGATAAACATATCGAAAACACAAGCGATAAAGGAGGATAACCTTGACCGTTGATACAAAAGAGGTAGTGACTGCCATAGCCTACCTGATTGGAGTAAGAAAATCGGCATTGGAAACGAGTTTCAGGGAAGAATGTCCCGATACCCTCGACACTCTCTATGCCAGCAAAGAAGCGACTATTATCCGCTATCTGAGCAAGCTGAGGACTTCATTGTTCCAGCATTTCAAAAAGACCGATGACGCTATGCGCTATGACCTGAAAAACCTGACTTCTCTTGAATGGTATGACAAAGACAATATCCGCCAGCTTGAGAAATGGGGAATACAGGTCATTCAGGCAAATTACCGTTCCGAAAAGTATATGCAGGATCTCACACGGCTTATAAACGAGCATATTGACAGCTGTTCGGGGCTTTTCTACGATTGGATAAACTGGGACTATATCAGAAACCTGTTCTACGTCCCGAAATACAATAAGCCGAACGTGATGAAGGACGAATTTACCAAGTACATGGCGAACATCGAGTATTATCCGTTTCAGCAGTACATATACTGGACACCTGGTAATCACGGCGGTATTCTTTCATCTGACCGCAAATTTCTCAAACTTCTGTATGAAATGAACGGCGATGTCTTTTCCGATTACACGAAGTACCGTGATGCCGATGACGATACCAGAAACAACATTTATAATTTTATCGACAGTTCAGCCAAGACCGCAATTGCTGTTGACTGCGAAAATTCCAACCCATTCAAACTGTACAGTGTTCTTAAAGGCTTAAATCAAGAAGAACTTGCCAGGATCGAAAAAATCACGCTCTATGATGATCCGAACACTACAACAGGCTGGGACTGGCTGTCGAAATTCACGCAGATACCTGTTGAGCATATTGAGATCGACCGAGTTACCGACAGGAAGTCGCTTGTAGACGTTAGAATGACCGCAAGCGTGGTCGCTGACTTCTACCGGAACGGAGTGACTTCGTTCATCATCGTATCGAGCGATTCGGACTATTGGGGCTTGATCGAGAGCCTGCCCGACGCAAACTTCCTTGTAATGTATGAGTACGAAAAGTGCGGTTCAGCGATAAAGAACGCCCTTACTCAACACGGTATTTACTACTGTTCGATAGACGATTTTTGTTCCGCCGGCACCGAGGATATGAAACGTGCGGTACTCTTTGCGGAGCTTGAAAAGTATTTGCCCTCGCTTGTCGGTGAGAACCCTCTGGACCTTACCCACAAACTATACGAAGAATCAAGAGTGACGGCTACGAAAAAGGAAATGGAGAATTTCTGCAATCGGTACGTCAAGACATTGCGGCTCAAGCTGAACTCCGAGGGAAAGTTTGAGATTGAGATACAGAAATAACGGAAAAAGGACGGTTCTGGTGAGCCGTCCTTTCGTTATGGTTAACTTTGACTCCAGTGGGTTCAAAGTTGAGTTATTATTAGCAGATGGAAGAACAAAAACTATCGGAGAAGCAATCATAAGCAGAATATTCTACTAGTGTTCAAGCTCGCTGCCGTTATCAAGAGTGACCTTTACCGACCATTTAGTGCCGTCAAGAATGTCATGATTGATATATTCCTCATTCCAATCGTCTATATGATATTTTGAGAAAACATCACTGATAAAATCATTCCATTCGGCTATCGTCAGTTCTTTTGTGGTGTCTTCAACTTTACCCTCACGAAGCATTGAGGGACTAACCATCAGCACGGCATGATTCCCCTCTTTTTTGACCGTCACATTGCCGTAACCGCCAAAGAAACCACCGCAGAAGAAATGAAACGAAACAGCAGAGAGAATGTGGGCATTATTTCGCATGACCACACCGCTTTCAGTTTGCATTATCTTCTAAGCTGCAACCATACTCCTTGATCGTCTGCTCAGAACCCTTATCGGCTATTGTCTTACCCATTGCTGCTTCAATGACTTTAAGGATAGCTTTAGCCCTTGCTATGAAATAGTGATCAAAGTCATCTGCGATAAGGTAATCGTAGTTGACGAGGTGGGACTCGATTCGGAAACGAAGTTCAACTTCGTCGATCTCCGCTTTTTTCATTATATTTCCGCTGTAAACACTTGGAGCATCACCGCCGATCTGTCTGTTGGACGCAGGAAGCAGCGGAGTTTTGTTGACGATCGAGTTCCATTTAGTCTTGTCAAGCCCCATTTTCTTGCAATATGCTTCAGGGAAAATGTGATGAATATCCGGCGATTCGTCCATACTCTTGACAATATCCATTGTTATGCCCTGCATAAAGTCACGGCATTGTTCTCTATATACGAGCGCCATAATGCCCTTATATGCGGCACTATTTCTTGTTTGAAGTGACAGTAAACGAGTTGCGGAGAAATAAGCGGCGTTGATCGTTCTGTTCTGGCTATCTTTCCCTTGAATCTCTGCCACAACATCTTCAATATCTGTTACATATCTGGTCTCATTCGCACCGCCATACATTTCGCCCATGATACCGCACCAAAACCATTTTGCCAGTATCTTTTGAGTGCTTGGAAGATTGAATGTAGCTGTACCGATCACAGCACAGATCGCTGATAGCGGAATCAGTTGAGTTGTGTAAGGCAGATCACGCTTTCTGAACACATATTGCTGGAACAGGAACTTTCGAGCCATTTTGTAGCCCTCAAGCAAAATATCCCTATTTTTCTTGTAATCTTCAAAATTCAGAGCGAGAACATCTTTCTTCTTACAAGTAGTCATTTTATCTGAAAGATAGGTTGTGTAGAGCGTAATAGCGGTAAGGAATGATGTTTCGTCTACACCTTCCATAACATCTGTATTAAGAGTTTCCCCTTTGCCACGAATCTTGTCTCTGCACTCGATCCAGTCTTTGCGAAGGTCAAAGTCATAGGTCGCAAAGGTAGCTGTCACAAGCTCAAATACCGTCAGCGGTACACCGCCTGTATTTACATTCTCAAAGACCTTGCAAACAGCTTCTCTTGGCGTTTCTTTGCCCAAAGTGATAACAGGCAACTTATAGCCAACGATCGTATCAATGACCTGAGTTCTGAATTGCTTGTATTTCTCCATGAATGCCTTATCGTATTCGTGGTATTCCTTGTAGCCATCTGCCCAATCTTCACGGGCATTGCTGTCAAATATGATGTTTATGGGGAACATTTCGTGTTCAAACTCCAGTTCACGAGTCGACAGATCAAGAACTACATCTCTGTCGAAATTTGTCTTGACCTTTCTATCGCCCGGAACGGCAATAACAGCATCAACACGATCTTCACTTTCGTCTAAGCACTTTTTAATATCTAAGTAGTAGTATCTTTTGATCTCCTTGCCCTTTTCTGTCGTTGTCTCAACAGGTTCTTTGCAGCAAGTCGCACGATACATTGAAGTCAATCTCTGTTGTCCGTCAAGAATAAGGAACTCAGGAGTGACTCCCGTAACTGTTACACCCTCAATAGTGCGATATTTGAAACGCACATTCTCATTCCCATATTCAAGCCGCATGATCGCTCCCATAGGATAGCCCTGAGATAAACTTGCGATAATGCCACGGATTCTGTCATTATCCCATGTCCACCCACGCTGAAACTCAGGTAGTTGTTCTTTACCGCTTGATACCTCACGCATAAGCTCACTCAGCTCTGTATCAAGAGACTTTGGAGCAATGTTGATAGCCATTTTTCATCATTTCCTTTCTATTATTCTTCTGCTGCTTTTTTCAGCGAATTATAGATCTCCTCTGTAAAGATACCGAGCACTTCACGCTTGATCTCCTCGTCATTGAGCAACAGGGAGAAAAAGTCTTGATTCTGCTCCAGTCCTTCGATCAGTGCGTCGTCAATGTCGTCAAAGTAAGAGAACTCAAAGTCTTTGACCGTATTATTCTTTGCACTTGCTTTCAGCTTGTCGGACTTCATCAGAATATCCCTGATCTGAAGCATTGCCTTTACTGCAACATCGCTGTCATAGGATTTGCCTGTCCGTGCATTGATCGCTGCGATGATCTCCGAGAGCCTTTCTTCCTTTGCAGGAGTAAGACCGAATGTTTCAGCAGAGGGTAGCTTCACAACTGGCTTTGCGACAATATCTGATTCTGTATGTTCGTCCTGTTTCTTCTGCACGAACTGCGTCGCTCTGATCTTGCCGTCAAGGTTGAAACCCGGTCCGGGGTGCTTGATATTGATGTGGGATAGCAGTAGAATGATGTAGTTATATTTTTTGTGCAGCTCTGTATCCTCAAAGCTGGACACTTGGATCATAAACTCATAAAAACGCACGAAATGACGGAGGTCAACCACGATCTCACGCTGTTTTTCGATACTGTAATGCTCTATCAGTTTTTGCGACTTATCAAGGCAGAAGTTGATCTTTTTCTTGTCGGCAGACTGCACCTTCTCCTTGTAAAGTATCTCGTTGACCTTATCTACATCATCGGGATCAATGATCGCATAAGCGTCTATCTGTGCTTCAAGGTCGTAGATCGCAGTCGGAGTAACGGAATTTGAGAGAAGCGTGGTTGTGTAATACGGAGCAAATGCCCCTACAATATCCTCATAGCTGTTGACAAAATCGAGGATAAAGGTCTTTTTCTCAAATGGTGGACAAATTCTGTTCAGACGTGAAAGTGTCTGTACCGCATTGACACCCTTGAGCTTCTTCATGATATACATAGCACAAAGCTTCGGCTGGTCAAAGCCAGTCTGATACTTGTTAGCGACCAAAAGCACCTGATAATCGTCCTTGTCGAACTCTTTGGTGAGCTGATCTTCGGGAATACCGTTGATTCCTGGCTCTGTGTATTCTGTATCATCATCAGGGAGCTTCACCTTGCCGGAGAATGCAACAAGCGCACGAATGCCCTTGTATCCTTTTTTAGAGCAATAATCCTCAAATGCTTGACAGTATTTCACGGCTGCCTGTCTTGATGCTGTGATGACCATTGCTTTTGCTTGTCCGCCAAGTTCCTGCATAACAGTTGTGCGGAAATGCTCTACGATGACCTCGATACGCTGGGCAATATTTGTTTCGTGCAGCTCAACAAACCGAGCAATCTGCCGTTTCGCACTTGCGGTCTGCATTTTGGGATCTTCCTCTATCTCCTTGTTGATCTGATAGAAGGTCTTGTAAGTGGTATAATTCTGCAATACATCGAGGATAAAGCCTTCCTCGATAGCCTGCTTCATCGAATACACATGGAACGCTTCACGCTGTCCATTGGTATTTATCGTGCCGAAAAGCTGTAATGTAGTCGGCTTCGGAGTTGCTGTGAAAGCGAACATCGAAACATTCTGCTGTTTGCCGTTTCTTGCAAGCTCTGCGGCTATCTCGTCCTCCATGTCCTGATACAGCTCATCGCCCATACCGAGTGACTGCGTGACCGCTGCCATATCCTTGCCTGCCGTAGAAGAATGTGCTTCGTCGATAATGACAGCAAATCGCTTATTCTTCAAGCCCTGAACGCTGTCTACGATATACGGGAACTTCTGGATAGTAGTTGCAATAATTTTCGTATTACCATTGAGAGCAATAGCGAGGTCGGCAGAATTGCACTTTTCGTCCATCACACGGATAAGTCCCGACTTATGCTCCATACCCATGATCGCTTTTTGAAGCTGTCTGTCAACAACTACTCTATCTGTCATTATGATAACATTGTCGAAAATGATCTTGTTGTCGGCATCATGGAGCGTAGCAAGGCGATACGCAAGCCAAGCAATAGTATTTGTCTTGCCGGAGCCTGCACTGTGCTGGATAAGGTAGTTGAGAGAGGTGCGGTTTTCCTCTACATCGGCAAGGAGCTTGCGGACAGCATCGAGCTGATGATAACGGGGAAATATAATGCTCTCCTTGACCTCGACCTTGCCTGTCTTTTCGTTCTCTTTCTCAGAGGTCTGAATAAAGATAAATTTGGAGATCAGGTCAAGTATCGTGTCTTTGGTGAGAATATCATCCCACATATAATGTACAGGATAATCGTCCTCACAGGGAGCGTTTCCTGCACCTGCATTGACCCCTTCACCGTTGCCCTGATTGAACGGCAGGAAGAAGGTCTTTTCACCGTCGAGCTTCGTTGTCATATAGACTTCGTGCAAGTCCATAGCGAAATTGACGAGTGTGCCTGCCTTGAATAAGAACAGTCTGGACTTCGGATCACGCTCCATACGGTACTGATATATCGCATCGTCCGTGGACTGTCCTGCATAGTTGCATTTCAGCTCCATCGAGATAATTGCAAAGCCGTTGAGGAAGATAACGACATCAATTCGCTCTTTGTCATTCGCCCAAACTTCTTCCATGACGGTAAAGCGGTTCATTTCGTATTTCCGCATCAAATCTTTATTGAAAGTGGTTGCAGGCTTTGTGAACATCAGCTCCAGCTTATGCCCCGACAGCTCAACACCATGACGGAGGACTTCAAGCAGGCTGCCCCTTTTCTTCGTACACTCCGAATTGATGAACGAAACAATGGTATCTTCGAGCCTGTCCTTATGTATCTTGCGGAGCTTCTCCATTGTCTCAGGCTGGGTATCGTTCAGAAAGCCGAACAGCATTTCACGGTCAAGGGCAAAACGGCGGTCGAAGTCTGTTGCTTTTCTTATCGTGTAGCCGTTTTGGTCACGGAGAATTGCCAATAATTCTGCCTGGTATTCTTTTTCTGTAAGTATATTGTTCATAAATGTAACCTCGCTCAATTTGCTTTTAAACGCTTGATTAGTTGTTTTGCAAATAATAAAGCTATTTGATCGCAGTTGTATTTCTTAGAGTCGATAGCCTGAATATTGGCTACATTCGGATATTTTTTTTGAAGCTGTTGCATTGTAATATTATGGACTATGGGAAGTATCAACTTTTGACCGTTACGGTTTTGGCGGTTCAGGAATTCTGAAAGTTCACGTTCTGTCCATTCACGGTCAAAGAAGTTTTCAGAGATTACAATGATAGCAAATTCCGCTTTCTTTGTACCGTTAAGAATACGCTCTTTCCAATTATCGCCCCATTCAAGAGATTCCTTATCGTAAAAAATGTTTATTCCCAACTTATAAAGGGATTGATAAAGCTCCTCAATCAAATCTTCCTTATCTTTATTAGCATGTGAGATAAAAACATCATATTCAAGCATAGACTTTTGCTTACCGTCAAATACTTTGTTGTCAACGTTGATCTTTTCTATAAAAAATTTATCTTTTCTTATACTTTCAAGACAAGTAATTAATTGATTGTAAGCATATAAATCTCGCTTATCTAAAATTCTTTTTATTCTATCACTTAATGAATGTGTGGTCAAATAATTGTTGTAAAATATTTCGACATCATTTATCCAAATTTCGCTTGGACGATTGTACTCATCAATATCTACGCTAATAGGTGCTGCATTGATTGGAGGCTTAATTGATTTTGTTCTGTCTAATAACTCTGTAAGTTCTCTTTCAAACGCTCCCATAGTCAGTTCACGTTCAGCCTTTTCACGTTCCTGTTTATGCTGCTGATAAAGGTAGCCATCTTTTAGCACCTGAATGATAACGGGGATATTGTCAGCCCAAGTAGTGTGAACCAAGTTATTATCTTTCAGCTCCTTGAAACAGCCACGGAGGATAGTATCCTCTCGGTGGTCGGCTGCTTCAAATCGTTCTGCCCAATAGTTTCCGTCAGACTCATGTTCGATAATCTCAAACAAGAGGTTTTCTGCTTCTTTTGTAATAAATTCCAT